CTGATGGTAGGAGATCTGACGCAGCTGCTCATGTATTCCATAAGTTCAGTATGTCAAGTGATGCGTCTATGCAGTTTGTATGTGAGTACATTAATAGACCACCTAAGTCGGAGATATTCTACGAGGACATGATTAAGATGTGTGTCTTCTACGGTTGTCAGATACTGGTAGAGAACAACAAGGTGGGTATACTTAAGTACTTCGAGAATAGAGGTTACTATGAGTACCTAATGGATAGGCCAGAGATGACTCATACTGAGTGGAGTAAGGGTAAGCAAAAGACGAAGGGTATCCCTGGTTCTGGAGCTGCAGTTATAAACGCTCAAGCTGAGGCTATAGCTACATACGTGTACGACCACGTAGGAATACTTCCTGAGACGGGAGAGATGGGAAGGTGTTATTTCAATACCCTCCTTGATGATTGGAGTAGATTCGAGATAGATAATAGAACTAAGTATGATGCGAGTATATCCTCATCTTTAGCTTTACTAGCTTCTCAGAAATATATAAAACCAAAGCAAGAATTAAAAATTTCATCACCTTTAGTTAAGAAGTATAACAATAAGGGGATGTTTAGTAAAAAACTAAGATAGATATGCTTAACAAGAAACAAGAATCAAATGGCTACCCATCTCCTTTGTCTACGAACGAAGAGAAAGCATCGAAGGCTTATGGTTTAAATTATTTCAGAACCATGTACTACGAGTGGCATAACAACAGTGATGCTTACTTTAGAGATAAAAAGCTAAGGTACTCTAGAAATAGAAGTTACGCTGAGGGTAATCAGGACGTTGGCAAGTATAAGGATCTTATGGATGCTGAGGGAGACACGTCTTACCTTAACATTGACTGGACTCCTGTATCTATCGTACCTAAGTTTGTTGACGTTATTGTTAACGGGATGGTAAACCAGGAGTACGACATTAAGGCTCAATCTATTGACCCTGTTGCAGCAAACAAAAGGTTAGAGAAGAAGAAGAAGATGTATGGCGAGATGCTATCCAAAGACTTCTTAAATAACTTAGAGGATGAGACTGGTGTACCATTATCTCCTACTGGGTTTGTGGCTGAGAGTTCTGAAGAGGTTGAGATGTTTATGGCACTTAACTATAAGCAGAACGTTGAGATAGCTTTAGAAAAGGCTATCGAGTATACTTTAGATATAAACGATTACTCTGAGGTTAAGAGGTACATGATTCGTGACTTAGTTGTCTTAGGAATCTGTGCAGCTAAGACTGACCTATCTGCATCTAGCGGTGTTAAGATACGTCACGTAGACCCAGCAAACCTTATTACCTCTTTCTCTTCTAGTTCTGACTATAAGAACATTAAGCACGCAGGAGAGGTTTACTCAATGACTATAGCTGATTTAAAGCAGCAGGCAGGTGATGAGTTTAGTGAGGAAGATTATATTAATATAGCTAACGAGTACGCAGGGAAGAATAACAACCCAATGAACTTTAACACTTCAGCTAGTTACGCTAACGGTGATAACTCTTACGACTACGATAAGTTTAGTATTAATATATTAGATGCTGAGTTTATTACAAGTCACGAGTTAAAATACGAGAAAAAAGATAACACTAAGGGTGGTTACTCTGTAAATAAGAAAGCATCCAACTATAAGCAACCTAAAAATTCTAAGACAAATAGAGAAGCTATTAGTTCTACGATAAAGGTTGTATATAAAGGGAAGTACATAATAGGTTCAGACTACGTATTCAATTACGGTCTTATGAAGGATATGCCTAGGAAGAAGTCAGCTCTATCTGAGACTAACTTATCTTATATCATATACCAACCTAACCTATATAAAATGAAGAGTCGTTCTTTAGTAGATAGAATGGTTCCTTTTGCTGATCAAATTCAACTAGCTCACCTTAAGATTCAACACGTACTTGCTAAGGCGAGACCAAAGGGTGCTGCGTTTGAGGTAGGTTCTTTAGAGAACGTATCTAAGGGTGACGGTGGTACGTTTACCCCAATGGAGTTACAAGAGATTTACGATCAGACAGGTAACATCTATTACAGACGTATAGACGATGAAGGTCAAATGACTGGAGCTATGCCAATACAAGAACTAGAGAATGGTATAGGTAAAGACTTCGGTACTCTTATCGGGGTGTACAACCATAACATGCAGATGATTCGTGACGTTACAGGTATTAACGAGGCACGTGACGCATCTAAACCATCTAGTGAGGCTTTGGTAGGTGTTCAGAAACTTTCTCTCTTAGCGTCCAACAATGCTACAAGAGATATTAATGATGCTTACCTTAACGTAACTAATAGAGTATCTAAGAGTATTACTATAAGAATGCAAGACTTAGTAAACTTTAAAGGTCTTCACAGTATGTACGCTAATGTTATTGGTGAGACAGCTATGGAATCTATAGACATGATGAAGAAGCTATCCATCCATGAGTTTGGTATTACCTTAGAGGTTGCACCTAACGAGGAGGAGAAGCAAATGATGGAACAAAACATTCAGGTATCTTTAGCTCAGAAGGAGTTAAGGCTAGAGGATGCTATCATGATTCGTACAGTTAGAAACGTGAAGATGGCTAATCAGATGCTTATCCTAAGAAGGAAAAAGTACCAAGCAGAGATACAAGACCAATCGAAACAAGCTTCAGAGCAGAACGCTCAGTTACAGCAGCAGTCAGCACAGCAGGCAGCACAACTTAAGCAAGAGAGTCTACAGGCAGAGATGCAGATAGAAGGAGCTAGAGTTCAGGCTAAGAGTCAGGCAGATATGCAACTGAAACAGTTAGACTACCAACTTAAAGAACAGTTCGAGCAGGCTCAACACCAGAGAAGGTTAAGAGAGATTGAACTTGGTAACTTAGGTAAGGAGGGTGCAGCTTCATTACAAGGCGGTGTTCGTAAAGAGGTTCAGCAACAGTCTGCTATAAACCAATCTCAGATGATAGAACAGAGAGATGGGAAGAGAGGACCTCTAGGTGAGGAATCAAAAGAAGTTCCTCAATAAATTGGCCTTTTAATAAAAAAGGTTATATTTGCGAAATACGAATAAGTAAATTTAAGAAAAGATGGATATAAGAGACGAGTTAGTAAAACAGTTTGGAGGTGAGGTAGTTCAACCACAAACACAAGGAAATATCGTTGACTTAACTGGTGATGAAAACCAAGCAGTTGAGTCAGAGCAACCTATAAACGAGGAGCGATCTGACATTATAGACTTGACAGGAGAGAGTTCTTTAAATATTGAGGAGACCAATGTTGATGAAAATCAAGGTGGTCAACAAGAGGAGTACGAAGGAATCAGTGACGAACAAATCTTTCAACACCTTAGCGATAAGCTTGGGCGAGAGTTTACGTCTTATGATGATTTTGACACTACCAGTGAGACAACAGAAAATAATGACTTTGCAAGCGAGCAGCTACAGGTTATTAATGACTACGTTAGAGACACAGGTAGAAGCGTTCAAGATTACCTAAACACTCAGACTGTTGATTTAACTGACGTGTCTGATGGAGCAGTAATGAAGGAGTATCTACGAGTAGAGAATCCAAGCTTAACTGAAGCTGAGTTAAGTGACTACATTGCAGCAACATACAAAACAGACTCTGAGGAGTACACCACGAGGGACACCAACGCAGGGAAGGTTCAACTTACGAAGGACGCTAGAACTGCCAGAGATTACTTTAATCAGATTAAAGAGGATTACGCCATGCCAATGGAGGCAGGAGCAGATCCTGGAGTGTCTGAGGAAGAGAGAGGGGAATGGTTGAATGAAATGGAGGTAGAGGTTAATGACCTTGAAGGTTTATCTTTCTCTATGAATGACCAAGGCGAAGAGTTTACTTACAATCTAGATGACGATGCTCGTCAGGAGATTAAGGGCTACAACTCTGACCTAGAGAACTTTTTCGACAAGTATGTAAGCGAAGGCGGAGACTGGAACTTTGACGCTCTGAATACAGATATGTACATCCTGAACAACATCGACAAGATCGTTAGGGGTGTCGCTAATCAGTACAGAAGCAAAGGGACAGAGAGCGTAATCAATGAGATTAAGAACCCATCGTTTGTCCAAGACAAGCAGGGTACACCTCAAAGACAAGAGTCAACTCTCGACATGTTGAGAAAACAAATTCTTGGTTAAAAAACAAAATTAATTTTCATTTTAAAATAAAACAAAATGGCAAACGTAGGTTTAGGTACTAACATGGTGGCAACACCATCAAGTGCCGCAGTAGCTACTACTAGTAATTATGTGAGTTCTGCTCACCTTATTGCTTCTGGAGATACTTCAGCAGCTTTTCATTCACGAGATGTAGATGAGCAACTAGTAAAAAGATACGGTAATCAAGGTATTACTGGATTAATGGAACTAATGGGTTCTAAAAAAGAAACAAAAGCTAAGACTTTTGAGCACTACGAAGAAACACTTCTTCATAATTCCTTTACTGGATCTTTCCATGCGTCTAATGGTACTTTAACTATAGCTTCAGGAGATAGAGATGGTTTAGGAAATACAGCACTTAGAGAGGGCGATCTATTGATCGGTAATACAGGTGTAATGTACTACGTAGCAGAAGCTATGGTACAACCAGATTATGCTGCCATCTGTAAGGAGATGGATGGTTCTTTAGCTGTAGGTGCAGATACAACCTTCGCTATTGTAGGTAATGCTCACGCAGAGCAATCTGATCAACCAACAGGTATTACTCCATCTGTACACCACTACTCTAATAAGTGTCAGATCATTAAGGAATCATTTGTAGTTTCAGGTTCTGAGGCAACTAACGCAGTTTATGTGAAGGTTAACTCTCCAGAAAGCGGAACAGGATACCTTTGGTATTTACAAGGTGAAGCTGATACTCACCAACGTTTCTTAGATTATTCTGAACTTGCAATGATTGTAGGTGAAGCTGGTGATGGTACATTATCAAACGTAGACTCTGATACTGATGGTTCAGGTGCTGCAACTGGTGTGACAACAACAGAAGGTCTTTTACCTTTCATTGAGAATAAAGGTCAAACTATGGACTTAGGTTCTTCAGCAATTACAATGGCTGACTTTGATGCTGCTGTTAAGTCTTTAGACAAGTACAGAGGAGCAAAAGAGATGGCTCTTTACGCTGGTATTAACTTATCGTTAGATATTGATGACTTATTAGCATCTCAAGGAGCTTACGCTGCAGGTGGAGCTAACTATGGTACTTTCGCTAACAATAAAGATATGGCGTTGAACTTAGGTTTTAACTCGTTCTCTCGTGGTGGTTACACTTTCCACAAGAAGACTTATGACTTATTCAACCGTCCTGATTTATTAGGAGCTGCTGGATTCAACTACAATGGTTTCGGAATGTGTATCCCTATGGATTCTCAAAAAGATGCTAAGTCTGGAGCTAAGATTCCTTCGTTACGTATGCGTTATAAAGCTGCTAACGGGTACTCTCGTGAGATGGAACACTGGTTAACTGGTGGAGCTGTTCTTCAAAATAAGACTAACGGTTTAGATGAGTTACGTTGTAACTACAGAACTGAACGTGGTTTTGAAGGGTTTGCACCAAACCGTTTCTTATTGTTCAAAAAATCATAATTAAAAATCTAGATTAAAGGAAGGGGGATAATCCTCCTTCTTAAATCTTTTAAACTTTATAGAAAATGAAATACTTAATGTTTATTGACGCTGCTGATACTGCATCAGTATATCCATCAGCTTCTTTGTTAGCCATGACTATAGCCGCTGACGGTCAGTTATTGCTAAAATTCAAAAGCTCTATTGGTGGTGGTACTGGTGCTGAACACGATTCAGTTGCCTTAACTATCGTTGCTGATACTGAGAAAGTAGTAATGAGTAATATTATAGCTGCTATAGCTGACGATGTTAAAGGTCGTGAGTTAGTGGTTGTAAGAGATGATATTGCCTTAGAGGGTATTGCTGGAGTCTCTTCTATTGTTATTACTTTAGATTCATAGTAGCTAATACCTACTAATTATATTACTGGAGGGGGCTTTGTTCCCCTCCTTTTATAACTTCAAGTTAATTTTAGACAATTATTATGACATCAAAACACACAACAGCAAGGAAGGCTGTAACACCTCCACAACCTACTAAGGTCGTAGCTCAAGCTCCCTTAATGGAAAAGAAATTCACACCTCAATTTTCTAACAGAGAGCAAGAATACAAGGCTACTGTATATCATTTAAAATCTAAAGCAAAAAAAAGGAATGGTATGCCTCAATACCCTGTAGTTTCTTTATTGAAAGCTGAAGATATTATATTTGACCCTGAGACAGGAGAGAATAGAAAGATTAGATACGTACCTGGAGAGGCTTCTATATTTGTAGATGACCACCCAGACACAGCTAAGATGAGAGATCCTATCTCTTTTAATAATGGGTATTTATACGTTGACCACACAAACCCTACACTAAGAAAGTACCTAGATACTTGCAACGCTAACGGGAGTAATCCTCATAGAATTAAAACTAAGAGCGTTCTATTTAGCGTTAAGGACGACAAGAAGTCCGCACAAGACAGGATAGCTCAGGTGGCTGATGTTATGGATGCTGTACAAAGTGCTCTTAAAATGCCTCTAAATGAGCTTGTAGGGTACGCAAAGGTATTAGGTGTCAACACTAACAAGAGTGTAGATGAGATTCGTTGGGATATGAAGGTTCAAGCAGAGAAAAACCCTGCAGCTTTCTTAGCAGGAATGAATGATCCTCGTACAGAGATGAAGCAGTTGTTACTTATGGCGGAGGAGTCAGGTATCATATCAATGAAGAAAACAGGAGTTACGTGGGTATCTTCAGGTAATACTATTTGTGTTCCAGCAATTGGAGTTAAGCCTATCGAGAGAATGGTAGACTTCTGTTCTGATGGTGACGGAGAGCAGATATACTCTGAGATTGAACGTAGACTTCAAGCGATAAACGGATAATGATTTAATATAATATATGCTTAAAGGGGGACTTAACAGTCCTCCTTTTTTGTTATACGAATAAATTTCGTACTTTTGCTTTAAATAAATTTAGAATAATGACAATTGACGAAGTATATAGATTAGTACAAACCTTCTCAAACAAAGAGCAGAGGGGGTTTATAACGCCAAAGGATTTCAACCTACTTGCAAAGCAGGCAGAGTTAGAATTATATAATAAAAGATTATCTGTAGTGATGGAGAAATCTCAACCTAAGAAGGTTGCAGGTTACTATGGAGAGGGTTTATCACCTATAGTTGCAGAACAGGATATATCCCCTTTCTTAAATAAAACCTTATGGTCAGTATCATACAATTCAGCTGAGAACTTCCAAGGGGCTTATGCTACTGGTGATGACTTTGAATATATAAAGTCAATATCTGCACTACCAAGTGATGAACTTGACATAAATACTAACATACCTATAGAGATAGTAAGTGTTGAGAACCTACAGCAAGTACTTAGGAGTAGCTTAGCTAAACCATCTATAGAGTACCCTGTAGCTTTATTGTCTGCAGGTTCTACTTCTGGTGGTAAGAGAATTTCTATATTCCCTGATACTATATCAAAGGTATATATATGGCATTATACTTACATTAACAACCCTAAGTGGAATTACGTTACTATAGCAGGTAAGCCAGTGTATGACGCTTCAAACTCAGTTGGGTTTATGTTGAACTCAAACACACATGGTGAGATAGTAATTAAAATACTAGAGTATTTAGGTGTTAGTATTAGAGAGGCTGATGTAGTTCAATACGCAACAAATAAAGAAGTTAAAGCAGACAGTTAATTATGGCAATAGATTATACAAGTATAGACGAGGTAGTTAATGACTTTCAGTTAATGATTGATGACACCTCTTACGATAAAGAAGCTCACGTGTACCAACTTAGACTACTAGCCTTACAAGGTTTAAGGGAGTTGAAGTTTGACGTAGAGCAAGAGGTTAAGAAAGCCTCTAGAGTGGTTACTTCTAATCTACAGATAGACCTTCCTGCTGATTTCGTTAAAGCACTAAGGATAGGATTCAAGGGTAGTGATGGAAATTTTCACGCCTTAGGTAATAATCCTAACTTAAGTTTAGACGCACTGGTAGCAGCTCAAGTAGGTAGCTCAACTGTCGATAATGATCCAAACTACAGACTAGATGTTGGTAAGAAGTTTGGTATTGGTGGTGGGAATAATAACTTAGGTTATTATAGGGTTAACAGGAATGATGGGACTATAAACTTCTCCTCAAGCCTTGAAGGTAAGACTGTCTTTATGGAGTACATCTCTGATGGTGTTTCATACGAGATGCCTCAAGATCATATTATTAAGATGTCGTTTTATGGTCACGCAGCCGCTGGGTTTACTGGAGTTAAAGATGGTGCTTCTTTAAGGATCCCATATATAGATAGTTCTGGTAGTGTCTCTACATTTACCTTTACGGTAGGAGGAATCCCTTCTAGTGCTTATAATATACACATTGTTGGGGGGGAGGGTAGTTCTTCTATAGCACAAAAATTTGTTAACGTTATAAATGAAGGGTACCCCCTACAAAGGATTCCCCCTATTAATTCAGGGATAAAAGCCTCTAACGATGGAAATGTAGTTACCTTAATATATAGTGATTCTTCTTCAGTCCCTTTGGATGTTGGAAATTCAACCTTCTCTACCAACTACGATGGAAATGCTATTGCTGGACAGGCAGAATCCAAGGTATTAAGCGGTCCTATGGCGTTAGTCCAACTAGGCGTAGCTGGAAGTAGACCTATGGTTCATAAGTTCTGCGAGGAAGCTTTACGTTGTTACATATACTACAAGTACGTACAGAGAAAAAGAGGAATCCCTGCTAACGAGAAGCAGATGGCTAAGAGAGCATTCTTCAACGAGAAAAGATTAGCAAGGGCTAGGATGATGAGTTTCAGTAAAGAGACCGCATTACAAACCTCAAGAAAAGCATTTAAACAATCTCCAAAGTTTTAATAGATGGCACAAGATAAGAAAGTATTTACAGGTGGGATGGATAAAGATTCTGATCCTCGCCTGATTAAGGGTGGTGACTATAGAGACGCTTTAAATATACGAAATGTATCATCCTCAGACAGCACTTCAGGTTCTGTAGAGAATATAGAAGGGAACACTTTAGTTCCCTTTAAGTTTATAGATGAGGTTGATCAACTGATTGAGATTACGTCAACAGAAGGTAATCAGTTTATAGACGAGATAGATACGAGTCAAGTGTTCAATCAGGTAACTATAGATATTACAGGTAAGGAGAGTCCAGGTAATATATTTAACTTCTCTTTAGGGTACTTAACCCCTAGTAATACGCAAAACCTTATAGAGTTTAGTCCTATAAGTTGGCCTTCAAACCCAGGCATGACTAGTACCTCAACAGCCCTATATAATAGTTTTGGTCCTGGAGGTCCTTTATATGAGATACATGTAGATGATATTGATACAGGACTTCCTGTAATACTTGTGGCTGAGATTAATTTCACAGAAGGAGACGTGTTTAATGGGTCAACTTTCAGTATAACCTACACGTGTACCCAAGCAGGTGCAAACTTCTCTTTATCTGCTAATAGTAGCTATAGTGGTCCTGGGATAATATTTGGTAGTGTCGCTCTTTCTGACCCTATAGATATAGCTCAACAGAACGGAAGCCCTAGTGCTGCAATGAATATAAGTGGGAGTGTATCTACTGTTAATTCTACAGTAGACTTAGGCAGTAACGTAGACGATCAAGGTAATAGCTTTGGTGCTGGTGGTGCTATAAACACTGGTGGTACTATTATCGATTTAGAGATTTCAGGATCATCTCCTACTTCAGCTTCAGAGGCTGTAGTTGACGATGTAATACTATTCTCTTATACTCAAGCAGGTGGTGACGGATCTAGCGAAAGCGACTGGTTAGTTGAGCCTGTAATAGATTTAGGAGCAGCAACAGAATCGTTTGGTTCAGGTGGAGAGTTTGAGTTTGACTCAGGTCAAGATAGTATAGCTGGATTTCTTACAGCTATAGTTGAAGACGAAGATAAGTTCAATAACATATTAGTAGATGGTGGTAATGGTACCGTAACAGGTTTAGGGGATATATCTACAAACTTCCTAGAAGGAACGAAACTACAAGGTAATAACAGTAACATAGGAAGAAACAATCCTAGCGAGGTAAGTTACTCTCAATTGGAGTATTACTACGACAACACAGAAGTAATAGAGGGGGATGGTTTCACTATAGACGAGGGAACACTTACCTTTAGCGGAACAGACATCCTATCGGGGAATACGTACCCTCTTAAATCCTCTATAATCGAGGATAAGGCTTACCTATTATCATTTACGGTTGCAGGTTTAGTGAGTGGTTTATCTCTAAATTTTAATATTGGTAATCAAGAGTTTACCTCAGTGGAAGGGAATGGTATTAAGACTTTATATATCACCCCAGAGAACAACTCCTCTATAATATACATAACATTTAATAAAGACTTCACCTCTTCTAATGAGGTGGTTATAACGAACCTAAGGCTATTCTTAGAGGACGTACCAGTAAACGTCTTCTCTATTAGGTTAGCCTCTATTGGGTCTACAAGATTTAATCTAGCTTTCAGTTCTAGTGAGGGGAAATTAAAGAATGCTTTATCTGCAGGAAAGCAGTCAACTCAAGTTAGAGAATGGTTCCCTGGGGTTGCCTTAAGTTTAGTCACAAAAAACATAGGGGATGGTTATGGAGTTATAGCTGGGGTGCAACTAGCTGAGTTGCAGGAAGCTCTACTTGAGGCTGAGCAGACAATAACTGCTTTATGGGATCAGATAAACTCAATCAGTGATGAACACGATGCAGAGTTAAATACTTTAACCTCACAATTAGCTGAAGCAAACAGTGATCTTACACGAGTTAAAGCAGAACTTACAGCTGCTTTAGCTCTTAATGAGGTTCTACAACTTAACTTAGACGCTCTTCAGGGGTATGTAAGTGCGTTTTTAACAGCCCAACAGAGTGGTGATGAGTTAGCCACTGTAGATGCATACATCAGTACTATAGAAGGTTCAAGTTCTATTACAGCCACCATAATGGATGCTATAATAGGATTAAGTACCACCACTGTAGTTGACCCTCAGACTCAAATAGCTATAGATGATTATATATTACAAATAACTGATTTACAATCACAGTTAGATGCTCAATCATTAGTAATAACGAGTCAAAACGATATAATTATAGCTATGGTGGATGCTCACAACGCAATTACAGTTAGTCTTATTGCAGCTGACGATAGCTTAACTAAATTAAATATAAGTCAAGAACACATTGACAGCCTAAGTGTCTCTGAGTTAATTGCTTATATGGGTGAGCATGCTGTAACTGTATCTGCTTTAACAAGTGGATATATAGATCTAGCCGCTAATTTACAAAGTGAATTAGATATAATTGTACCAGAAGACGGTGTTTCTCAATCTGATGTAGATGTAGTACAAGCCTTATTAGATGCAGTTGTTCCTGAAGATGGAGTTTCTCAGTCTGATGTGGATGCCGTACAGGCTTTACTGGATGCAATTGTACCAGAAGATGGCGTACATCAATCTGATGTGGATGTAGTTCAAGCTTTATTAGATGCTATTGTTCCTGAAGATGGTATCTCTCAAGCTGATCTAGATGCTGTAGAGGCTGCATTAAACATATTAGTTACTCAAAACGAGGAAAATGAGGCCTACTTAGCTACTGTTGAAGCTGAATTAATAGCTACCAACTTAACCTTAGATGCTATATACGCAGAAGAGGCAGCCAACCCTTCTGTGATAGACTTAACGGAACATTTACTGGATGGTGACTTTAGCAATCCTGGATCTAGTGATTGGGGCCTGGGTTTAAGCCATGATACTAGTCAACAGAATTTACACGCAACAGGGGGTACTACATTTACTACTCAGAATTTTACTCCAGTTTCTGCTGGTGATTATATTATTAGCGTAAACGTAACTGATTACAAAGGAGGTCGTATTTCTATGTCTTTGTACACAACGGATTACACTAAAAGCACTTCACTTCCATTTATATCTAGTGAAGGTAGACATATATTTAATGTGAATTTAGATGAAGGGACTAGTATTATTTACTTAAACACCAGTACGAAGGGTCTAAGTCCTATTATAGATCTTACTGTTGATGATATATCTATAGTTAGTGCCTCCTCATCTACTGGGGTAACAGCCTCAACAATAGAAAACCTATTAGCGTTTACAGAAGAGTTGAAGGATTCAAATGATGCCTTAATAGAAGGGGGTGAGGCTATAGGTGTTGAGATATTACAATTAGAGTCGGAGTTATCTACAGCCAACGCTAATATAGATGCCTACTCTATATCATTAAGCTCTATGAATACTAGTATAGCAGGAATAGGGTCAGCTATACTTAATGTAATATCTGAATTAAGTATTACATCTACTATAACTCAAGAAGACATAGATGATTTTATAACCTCATACGATATAAATAACCTAAACCTGTCAGAGCAAACAACTGGTATTAATGAGTTAATAACATACCTAGTAGATCAGATAGCCTTATTGGAAGGTAGTAGCCCTACTAGTAACGAGACAAACACTAGGTGGATGTTAACCTTTAGTGGAGCTGTGCCAGTATCACCAAAAGCAAGTAACACCCCTTACATGCAACTCGCAATAAAAAACTCTAAGACTGGGGATACTAATCTTTTAGCTCTACCGATTGTATCTCTTTACTCAACCACCAATGCTGGTAGAGCCTTCGCTTTGGGTTCTTCATCTTATATTCAGGAATCTCTTTCTCATAACGGTAGCCCAGTTATGCTCGCTATATCGAGATTAAATGAGTTGTCTGGATATTCTACGTACACTCAGGATTTAAAATTACAATCTGACCCAACCCAGTATATCACGTCTCCTGCGGTTTTTATCGTTCCTGTAGACGTAAATGGAGAGGTTGAACAATTAAAGTTTACAGCACACAATTTTAATTTTCAGAACCTACTAATAGACGAAAATGAAGATCCTTTCTTTGGTTCTGCAGTTGGTAGTCAAATTTCCCATTTTAACACTACTGAACAAGTCTTGTTAGGCGATAGAGGATCAACCCCTATAGCTGAAGACGATCTTCAATGGCTATCTAAAAGGGGGGTTAATTCTGGTATTCAACTAGAGGTAGAAGCTCTTGGTGGAACCTCAGATTGGGGCTTATATATTACATCAAATAACGATTCAGGAACCCTCATAACAAATCAGTTTACGCAAGAGTTATTCAATACAGGTTCGGATGATAGCTATAGGTGGCGTATAGGTGGTTCTGATGCGTATGATTCAGAATCTAATACTCACCTGTCTGGCTATCAATCCCTCACTCTTAATGCTACAATAAAGAACCCAGTAGGAGTAGGATCCAGATCTATAGAAACTTCACAAGGTTCAGCAGAAAGTTTTGTAGCAGCAGCAGCAGCACCTAACTTCTCTATAGACAAGGTAAGACCTAAGGTTAATTTACCTGTAAATAAAAACACCCCTAAAGGAGATACATCTAAGTTCCGAAGAAAACATAATGACGAGTTAATTTACCCGTCTAAGAAGTCTGATATTATATTAGTTAAGTCTAGAGATTTACGACCTAACTTGACTGGTAACATATTTGGAGCTAAGAGGTTTGTAAGGAATAAAATACTTAAGAAGACTACAGCTGTAGATAACTCAAGTTCATCTTATAAGTGTATAGGTACGTATGAGGATAAGCCAAAGAACTCTATATACTACTTTGTACATAACTCAGATAAGGGTGAAAAGTTTGACTGCATCCTAGAGTATAGCTTAATAGATAATGAAATTAGAACTGTATACCAAGACGGTAGACAGGGATCTAATGGTTTAAGTGAGGGTATACTTAACTTCGATCTTGATCACGCTATAACAGGAGTTAATAAGGTAGATGATATACTTTACTGGACAGACAATTTAAATAGACCTAGGAAGATAAACGTTTCCCTTGGTAAGAATAACGAGGTAAATATTAGTAAGGCTATAAAGTTTAAGGATGTGAACTTCCCTGGGGGACATGATAAATCAGTATTCTTAACTTATAATGATATAGCTCTAAAGAGTAAGTATAGTATCGGAGATGCTGTGTACACACACACTAACTCAGGAGAAGAAGCTACATCTTACAATGGTTACGCTGAAGTTTTAGGTATAGTTAGAAGGATGCCCGCAGGCCTTACGTTTAACACTACAGATACATCTACTACAGTAATAAGTAGTGTAGCCCTTACATCGTCTCAATTAGAGGTTGGGGAATGGATAGGGATAATGGACAGTGCTAACTTCCCTAGATTCTATCAGGTTGATAATATATCTGGAAGCACAATAACAACTGTATCTCCTGTGACGTTTACGTTAACAGCAGCTAAGGCTCTATTCTTTGTTCCTGGAAGTAACATTGGAGGGTTATTAACTAACTGTCCTTTCCAGAGTTTTGGGCTAGTTCCTGGTATAATAATGTCTGCAGATCCATCTGATGCGTACTCCCCACTTATTAGTTTTGGGAAGTATGAGGATAAGATGAGGTACTTTGATGTAATTAAGCACCAACCACTAAAGAGACCTGTTACAGAACTTGTACCAGACACCTCTTACGCTAAGAATAACATCCTAGATACTCTATTTCAATTCAAGTACAGATACTCTCACCAAGACAACGAGAACACTTCGTATAGTGGTGTATCTAATATAAACATAGATCCTGAGTTTGCGAGGAACACTCCACTTACATTTACTGAGTATAAAAACACAGCGAATACTATAGAGGTAGAATACTTTGATACTATATCTGATGTTAAGAAGATAGAAATAACTACAAGGAAAGGTAACGATGGGGAGTTTACTCTAGTTGATACGGTTCAGAACAACTTCATAAGGTACCTTAAGTCCCTTAAGAATGAGGTTATAGTTGATCCTGATTATTTCTTTGACATACCTAAGTCTATTATAAAATTCAGAAACAATGGGGTATATCCTTTCATTGATAAATCTGAAGGGGATAACTTATTTGATGCTGTACCTAAGTTGGCTAAGGCTCAAACTATCATATCAGATAACAGGTTAACTTATGGTAACATACTAGAGGGGTACGATAACACACCTTTAGTTGTAAGTAGTAGCTTTGATGCTGAAGGACCTATAATTGAAACAACTTCTTCTAACATAGCTGTTTACTCTACTACAGGAACCTCTCTTCCTGTAACAACATTCTCTACAACTAATACCTCTTCAGCTAACAACTCTAGTATTGCCTCCGCAATTAATAGTGGATCTAGCGGTAATAATTGGGGTGATGATGGAGGACAAAACTGTAATGTTGTTCTTTACATTGAGCTCGCAGGATTAAACCTTAATAATGTAGACTCTCAAACCTTAAGCTTAAACTTAGAGTTTGGACTTCAGAGAAAACTTATTGGTGGTAGATCTAGAAAGAGGTCAGGTAGATTTAATATGAATATTGATATTACTGGATTAGAAACATTTAATGAAGTTCGTAATGAAATAATTAATCAAGCAGGCCAAGGGAATTATGAAGGAGGATTAGATATAAGTTTTTCAGCTGCTAACTTTAATGGTGATGACGGCACAATAACTGTCACCCCTCAAGGGAGTAGGGTTAAGGTTAAGTTTCATTTTATTGATAATGACTTAACTGACGAAATTGGTAACTGGAATGTTGGATGGAATGAATGGGAATACTCAAGAGCAGTAATAAATACTAAACTACTTAGTGGTGACGCTGGATTTAATACCTTCAAAACGGGAGCGTTCCATGACTTTGGTATATCATACTTTGATGAGACCAACAGGTGTTCATTTGTTAATGTTGCCCCTGACTATGGTAATGATGTAATCCTACAAGAGGGGTACAACACAACTTCAGTCTATGCAAACCTAAACGGTACAAGACCATATAACTACTTCCCTACAGAGACTAACGGTCCTGCTATAGGGCAGACATCTGGTCTTAAATTAAGTATATACAATAAGCCTCCAAGTTGGGCTACAAGCTATCAAGTTATGTACGCAGGTAACACCTCTGTAGATGACTTCATGCAGGTTACTGTACCTCACGTAATCCCTGGGGTTGGTGGAGATACTCAGATGTACTTAAGTCTACAATCGCTTAAATCACATAAGGCTAGTTATACTGAAGCTACAGGAGCCTTAACTGACTTTGACGTGGCTAAAGGAGATAGAATTAGATTTATTAGTTGTGATACAACCTCTGGAAGGAAGAAGTTTAACGACTACCTAGACTTTGAGATTACAGGTTTTGATTATTACAACGAAGAAGATGCTGATGTTGATGGTAACCCTATAGACATTGCTGCTGGTCAAGGTGGATTCTATATAAGGATAGCAAATCCTGGTAGTACATTAGCTCAAACAGAAGGTGGGGATGTAAGTATTAACCACTCTGGTTTCTCTTTATCTGGTAGTGGGTATGATAAACTTATAGCTGAGTTATACAGACCTAAGAAAACTCAGACACCTGAGAACTTAGTGTACTTTGAGTTGGGAGATAGGTTAGAGATAGGAAATCCAGGTGAGGCTAACAACTACCACGCTGGTATTGAGGATCAAGGGAATGATTATTTCTACGACAAAGACGTTAATACAATGGTGTCTTTAGTTCCTGCTGTAATCAATATAAACCAAGGGGATATATATATCAAGTCTAGGAACATGTTTACTGTAACTGATGGGGCATCCCTTGAGAGTTTCCCTTGCGAGAGTTACTACCTTAACGATTTCCACAGTACTAACCACTACGATAAAGGAAGGATTAACGTTGTAAATAACAACTCTAAGGAGAGAAATCTAGGGGTAAGTGTTTACTACTCAGAGCCTTACGTAAGTACTGGAGCTATTAACGGTTTGTCTTCATTCAACCTAGCTAATAGTCCTTACTTCGATTACAACAAAGAGTTTGGGTCTATACAGTCTTTACATACAAAGGATAACGACTTAATTATATTCCACGAAAGTAAGGTGGGTAGAGTTCTTGTTGGTAAGGATATTCTTAATACGGCATCAGGTGAGGGACTAGTATCGTTATCTAATAACGTGATAAGTAACTACGTAAGTTTATATGCTGGACAGTTTGGTTGTGGGTTAAACCCTGAGTCTATTGTAAAGCATGGACAGAAGTTCTACTTCGCTGATATAAAAAGGGGAGCTATACTTAGACTATCAACTGATGGTTTAACTGTAATTTCTGAGTATGGAATGAAGGATTACTTCAGAGACCTTGGTGAGATGTACATAAAGTACAACCCAGACGGGATCAAAACTTTCAGTGATAGCATTGTTGGTGGAGGTAAAACTATAGTACCATACCTACTTGTTGGAGGTTACGACCCTAAGTATGATGAGTATATCATAACCTTCCCTGAGATTTCAGCTGGAGGAAGAAACTACGTTGCTGGAAATGCAAGTACGATTAAGAACTGGAGTGACGGTATCCTAAATTGGGATGACGCAACTTTAGATCCTAACATGAAGAATAATAAGGTGATATTCAACGCTGTTACTTTAGGGTTTAGTGAGGGCACAAACAAGTGGACATCGTTCTACTCTTTCGTTCCTGACTTCTACTCTAAGATAAACAAGCAATTCGTAAGTTTCAAGCAGGGTAGAGTGTACAGACATAACGACTCTGACTTGTACTCTAGAGCTAGAGCTGACTTTAACAACTTCTATGGTAATGGAAACTTATCATATATTGACTTTGTCTTTAACGCAGACCCGTCAAGTGTTAAGAGTTACAACGCTATAGGTTTAGAAAGTGATACTAAGTTTATTACAGGAATGTTTACTAATACAGGTCAGCATTACGGTAACTACGATGACGTAGCAACCACTAGTATAGCGTTCAAGAAGGTTGATGGTTTAGTTACTGGTACTGCTGGTTCTAATTTAATCACAGGATCTGGAACTGAGTTCTACGAGAGTGTAACTCCAGGGGATTTAGTTAGAGTGTTTGGGTATGAAAAAGGAACTTACGTTCATAGAGACTTTATAGTAACTAAGGTAATATCTAATACTCTTATCTCTGTAAATGAAAAGCTAGGTATAGACGCTGATAATAGCTACATGCTTGTTATAGACTACAAGACTAAGGAAGGTATTCAGTACTCTAGTATTCCTTTCGTAACCTCTGGTTTATCCTCTACGGGAGATAACTTCCAGTTTGGTGATGGTTCTGAGATACAAGGTGTCGGAGTTGGAACAGGGATTGATACAAGCTCTGCTTATGTATTATTTAGTGAGGTAGGTAACGTGGATCTTAATAAATCTATATCCCTATCACAGATGGTTGTAGGTGGGGAGTATGTGATTAAGTACATACCTGAAGTGTCAACGTTTAACGTTTCAGATGTAGACCCTTCTGTAAACTCTACCACTTTAGGTACTACATTCACATGTAAAACCCCTTCATCTGATAACTCAGCTACAGTTATGCCTACAGAGGTAAAACTATACGTTAAGAATTTAGATAATACTACAACTTTCTTAGGTTACCCTTATATTGTACTTTCAGGTAAGGTGTACTTTGTTCCTGCACCTAACCTTAATGATGTGTTTGCTCAAGCAAATAAAACAGGATTCTACTTCACAGCAAAAAGTGGAGAGGTAGAAGGAGAGAAGATGAAGGGTAGTTATATGAGAACTATCTTAGCAACAAACAAGAGTCAGTCTAAGAAGAAGTTTAACCTATACGCTGCCAATGCAGATGTAGACAAGAGTGAACTTAGTAACAGATAATAAAAAAATAATCATTACATTTGTAAAAATACAAAATCATGGCACGTAAAATAAAAGCTAAAGTTTCTTATAAGAAGAATAAAAACTCTAAAGCTCCTAAGGCTGCTATTGGTGCTGCCCTTACGGCAGGGCTGGGTGCTGCTAAGTTTATCTCTGGAGCTATTCAGAAGAATAAAGCTAATAAAGCTGAGGATGCGTTTGATAAAAATAGATTAAATGATCAGGTAAGTTCTGCTACTCAAGAGTTGGCAGATCAACCTATAGATGCTAATATAGTAAAGCAACAGCAAGAGAACGCTTTAGTTTTACAAGCTCAGACTATGGGTAATGCAGTCAAGGGAGATCAAAGAAACGTTCAGACTGTAGCTACACAATCTCAAGACACTGCTCAGAAAGGTTTATTAGAACAGTCTATTGAAGCTAACGCAGCTAAAACTTCAGCTATGCAAAACTTAGCTAAGGAGCAAAATAGGGTTAAGGCTCAAAGTATAGATGTTGCTGGTGCAGAAATCGAAGGTATTAAAGCTGAGAAGGATGCAGGTGCTCAAAATATGTGGGGTGGTGTAGAAGATATAGCTAGTGGAGCTGCTGGAATGTTTAAGAAAGGTGGCTCTATAGAGGCTGAAGAAGGTGGAGTTACACCTGGAGAGTTTAGCCACGAAGATAATCCTATTGATATGGTTCAAGACGGAGAGAAGATTGGTGAAGCTACAGGTGGAGAACTTATACTACCACCTAAAGACGTTGAGGCTGTAAGGTCTGCATTAGACGAAGGAGATAAAGATGCAGCGTTTAAGCTTATGGAAGAGCTTGTAGCTAAGTACGATAAGAATGTTATAGAGTCAGAAGATGCAGAAGGTGGAGCTACTCAAGGAGAAGGAACACCAGAAATGAATAAAGGTGGATACCTAAATAAGGTTAAAGCTAGAATGGGTGCTTACATGAAATCAAAATACTAAGATATGGCTGGAGAGGGATTATTTTTTGCAGGTACAGTTCTTAAAAACAATCGTGACCTTATAAAGGAAGACATGGCTCGTGAGGAGCTTGAGCTTAAAAAAGAACAGTTGGAGCTTCAAAAACAGGCTGCAGCTAATAAAAGAAAAGACGCTAGGAAGAAGAATCAGCCTAAATCTTTAAACCCTAGCACTTCCAATATGGGCGGTGATCTTGGGTCTAGGTTTCAGAAAAACCAATTATTAGGCTATAAAGAGAGAAGAAACGCAAGCTCTATAGATGAACTTGAAGGAGGCTTAGAAGCTATGAACTCAAGGTCTTTGGATGATACTGAGCTTTTATCAACAGCAGGGATATACAGCCAAGTTTGGTCTGAGGTGTCAGCTAACAGAGAACTTTCTAGAGGGGCTAATAGTAGTTCTTTAAGAACTAATGATGATGGAGGTTACACCTTCGATGATAACTACAACGCTTTCTTAGCGGATATAGATAATGGTATACCTCCAGAAGAGGCTTACAAAATTTACTCTTCAAGAGATAGCGACATCAAAGAGACTGAGTATACGAATCCTATACCTAGTCTATATAAGGATGGTGTGACTAAGAACATTACAAACAGAACTGATGGTAGTGCCTACGAAGAGTATGTAGGTGTAAGTTCGGCATCTAAGCTTTTAGAACAAAATTTAACACCAGATAAAAATGGTAACTGGGATAACCCAGCATACAAGAAATTATATTTAGGTCAAGAAGGTTTAGTGGAAGCTAAAGGTGTAGAAGAAATGATGAGTTACCCTGCTGCTTTTGCTTTTGAAACTAGAGGTATTGGATTGGATCCTAATGACACCACGTTTACAGATAAGTTAATACCTGGTTCTGATACTTACGAACCTGAATTAGCTAATGAGTACATTCAATACATTAGAAGGAAGTCAGAAGATCAAGCTAACATAGATTACCCTAAACGAGAGACGAAAGGTAAATCATTACCAAAAGAAGACAAGGATAACCCTGCTTTATCTCAGGATAAGATAGACTTCTTTATGGGCGACTCAGAAGAGACTGAATCTTATGGGTTGTCTGAATTAAAGGTATCACCTAATTTTGGTGAGGATATTTCTGACTCTAACATAATAACAGTTTTATCAAAACTATCCCCAATAAAGGAGCAGGGAGAGGCTAAACTTAAAGAGTTTAGTGATCTTTGGCAGGTTGCTAACTCCGAAGGAACTGACGTACCTGTAGAGGGTAAGGTTAGCTGGATAGGTATGACGGTGTCAGGTAAAACTGTAGCTAGAGTTGAGTTCTCAGGTCAATCTTTCTTAATAGATTTAGCAGATATAGCCTCTGAAAAGAGTAGCGTTAAATCTGGTGCTGCAACAGCGTTCGACTTATTTGAGTTAGCTGAGACAGGATCAAATAGTAGTTCTAATGGAAATAAAGAAAAAGTTTCATGGTAAAAGGTGATGATTTAAATAAGTTATACGAAGCAGTTTCAACAAAGTTTGATATTGGATCTTTTGATGACTTCTCCGCTAAGATGGAGACAGAGGACATGCGTAAAAGTTTTTACGACACTGTTGCTGGTAAAGGTTTAGACCTTGGTTCTTACGAAGATTACGAGAGTCGTTTAAAAAAAAAAGACGATTCAGTTGTCTCAAGCATACTACCCCAGACGGATTCAGAGGATACTCCATTACAGTCGGAGCTTTCTCAGCCTTCATTGGAAGAAACTTCTCAGAATAGTTTAGAGGATAGATTTTCTGGTTATAGTGACATGCCTGAGGTAGATCAGGTTGACATGCGAAAACAAGAAGAGTCACGCCAATTCTTTGAGGCTAACGGTTTAGATTTAGACGAGAAGGTTGACTTCGATAATAGACGAAAAGCTTTAGAGGAGTCAAACAAGAAGGAAGAGGAATCTGAGGAAGACTTAGGTTTCTTTGGTAATTTATATAAAAACATTACGAGTACTGAGGATTTAGAGGATGATATGTTCACTACAGAAGAAGACGCTGTAAACACTTATTTCTCAGAGAATGACGATAAAATATTTGAAGCTGAAAAGCAGTACACCCAAGCTAAGGTAGAGCATATTAAATCAACCTTCCCACCAGAACAAAGATTAGAGCAGTTTAAAGCTGAGGATATAGACTTAGGTTATGTCCCTATTAAAAACTTAAAGATTAACGGTGAGGAAGTTAGCGTTAAAGAGTTCGAGAAGAACGCTTACAATCAAGATTTCATAGATCAAGTACAAGCAGGAGAGATAGACATTGAAGTTTTAGACACTCAAGGAAACGAGGTGTTAGAGAACTTGAATAAGTTATTGATTAGACAAATTGAGTCTGGAGGACAATGGGGCGATGTAGCTCAATCGTTCTACGCAGGTGGTTTAGATATGCTTATTGCTGGGCCTTTAGAATTACTTGAGGGTGTAGGAGCACAATCAAGTCCTTACCAACAAACTATGTTTAAGATGCATGGTGGTTTCTTAGCGAACAAAGTTCATAACTACGCTAATAGTCAACGTGATAAAACTAGGCTATACGCAGAGGATAGTATGTCTGAGTCTTTACTTAACGGAAATTGGGGAGACGCTTTCTTTCAAACAGGTAACGCTATAGCTGAGTCAGCTCCATTAATACTTTCTATGTATGCTGCAGCACCACTAGGTTTAGCTGAGGGTGCTACCCTTGGTCTTGCAGGTGTTTCTTCAGGAGGACTTAAAGATATTGAGCTTAGAGATCAAAGATTAAAAGGCGAGATAGACATATCTGAAGGAATGCTTCTAGCTAATGATGTTCTTACAGGTGGTGCTGAGATGTTCTTTGAGAAGTTCACCTTAGATGCTGTTAACGCTAGTAGAGGTGTGTTTAAGATGGCTAAGATTAATCCAAGCGAGATAGCTGAAGGTATCGTAAAAGGATTATATAAGAACGCTCCAGTAGAGGGTTTATCAGAACTTGCTACAGAACTTAGTAACTCCCTTACTGATTTAATCACTAGGGATATAGACTACGAAAAAGGTGAGTTAAAAGATACAGCAGTTAGCATTGAAGAGGTAGCCGTAAGGATGTCTGATTCTTTCCTTGTTGGTACCATTATGGGTGCTGGGATGACTACTACTCCTTACTTATCACAAACACTAAAGAGCTTTAAGATTATAGATAAGAATATATCCACTGTATTTACTATGGAGGATGGTTCTGTCAAAGAGATGAGTAGAGCTGAAGGTTTAAGATTCGTTAAAGACCCAGAGGTTGCTGATCAAATAAGAAGGAGTGCTATTAAGATGGATGTATCTATGAATGATATAGCCAGACAAGAGTTAGAGGATGTTGTTTACGGATACAGTGCACCTGATGCCTTAGCCTCTAGAGAGGTTATGCGTGGTAAGGAAACTGTAGTACAGGATTTATCTACTAAGATAGCAGAGTCAGAGGAAGTTTCTACTGAGGATATAAATAACCTATCTAAAGCCATCACTGAGCTGGAAGCAGAGGGTAAGGTTTCTAAGTACAACGAGTCTGAGACAACTGTAGCTACTAGGAAAAAAGTTCAAGCTATCCTTAAAGAGAAAGGAATTGAGATAACTAACGCTACCCAAACTCAGGACGTATCAGCCTCTAAGGTTACTAATACCACTGAGGTAAATAAGATTAACACTGAAGAGGAGTATCGTAGCATAAAGAAACAAGTAAAAGATAAGAGAATCCCTAAGGTTATAACCTCTGAAACTCAAACAGGTGTCACCGTAAAAGGTAAGGTTGTACAAGAGTCAGAAGTAACTCAGGGTCAGTTCAAGAATATTGCTGCAGCAAAGAATGCTATCAAAGAATACAAAACAAAAGTTAAGGCTGCAAAGGAAGGAATGATGGTTGAGAATGATCTGTTCCCTGCTAACAATAAGCTATTCATAAAGACCAAACAAGAGAGCCTTGACGAGGTTCCTCAGGAGGTTTTAGACTCTAAAGAGTACTACGTGTTAACTTCTGAGAAAGAAGGCCTTACAATAGAGGAAAGGGACGCTAGAATGGTTGAACTTAAATCTATGCTAGACAAAGCTGGAGCTAAGTACTACACAGTTCAAGGTGTTTATAATGGTGTTGCTGAAGAGAGTTTGGTTGTGACAGGACTTAATGAAGGTCAAGCTTTAACTATTGGTAGGCAGTTTGGTCAAGACTCTATTTTCTCAGCAGAGAAAGGTCTTATGTTTAGTAGTGGTGCTGTAGTACCTTTAAATGGTGACGCCGTAGAAGGTGTAGATGCTAGGAAGAGAGATGCTTTAACCATAATGAATGTTGGAGGGAAGAAAGTTTCCTTACATACAGGACTTGATTGGGGTAAGATGAGTTACGGTAAGAACTTTAACTCTGATAACATACATAGATTAGATGATAGTGACCCTAACTACGACAAGGAATTGTTCGAGGGAGTTACTGAGGATAGAAAGAGAGCTTTAGGTTTCGCTTTTAAACTTCTTAACTCTATTGGAGGACTTAATGTTACTGTAGTTAGAAATAGTGCAGCAATGGCTCAACAGCTAGAATCTCTAGGTCAAGACCCTGCTAATAGTAGGGGTTCATTCTTTAGGGGTGCTGATAAAACTATTTACGTAAACCTTGAGACTGTACAGGGGAATACTTTATTCCACGAGATTATACACCCAATGGTTGATTTCATTAAGGTGAATGACGCTGCGTTGTATAGCAGAATAGAGCAGGAGGTTACTGATAGTAACGTGAAGAGGCGAACTACCTTGAAGGGTAAGAAAATGAAAGGTTCATACCTTGAGTGGGCTGAAGTAAACTACGCTAATCTTTCTAGAGAAGGTCAGATAGAAGAAGCATTCGCTGAGATGATGGGTGATGCTGCTTATGGGCACTTTAAGAATAGACAATCTAAACTTAATAGAGTTTTAGATGTTATAACAGCTATCCTTAAGAAATTAAATATTGATGTAACTAAAGAAAATATAGCTTCTATTAACTTAGATGATATGTCTTTAGCTGATATGAGTACTAACCTTGCAGATGCACTCCTTGATGGTAGAAAGATTACTGTTGGTGGTGTTGAGTTTGAGGTTGGAGATATGCCAGGAGAGGTAGAACCTAAGTTTCAGTTAGACGCTGTAGATAGAAGGACTGGGATACAGTACACTTACGATAAAAACTCAAAGGTGTTTGCTGAGATGGAGGCTGATGGACGTATCACTAGTGGTAAGACCATACAAGACTTCAAAGGTAAGACAATGATGATACATTCTCCTGACGCAACATTCTCAGGGTCTGTTATTGATGCTGATGGTACAATCCTAGTAGAGGGGAAGGGTGGAATTTATTACACAATGAAGTTCAACGATGAAGGTTACTTCTGGGCTTCTACTGATAATGCTGCCAATGGTATGGTTAAGCAGTTAAACTCTATGTTGGAGGTTAATGGTGGTAAAATATACATGGCTCTTACTACAGCTAGGGAAGGTAAATTACTTTCTAATACAGCTATGTCTAGAGGTATGGTTAACTTATTCACTTCTAAAAACTTTATATCTAAGATAGGCCTAAATAAATCTGAGGTTTATAAAGCTTTAATTAAAGCGTCTAACGAGGTTGATCCTAAAGATTTTGGATTGAAGTTGGGTATTGAACCTTATAGAGCAAGCTCTAAATTCGAGGAAGATATTATTGAGAAGGTATGGGCTAAATTAGATAACAAGAAGAGTTCATTCAATGATAGAAAACTATTCACTGATAAATTCCTAACCTACGTTAAGGCTTCTATTGAGTCTGGAACAAGTAAGGTTAACTTCGTAAACTTCATCAAAACTACGATGGGCGATGAGAGTTTAGTAGGATTTAATAAACAAGGAGAGGCTAGTATTGGTAGTATGAAGAAGGCTTTAGTAAATGTACTTACAGAGCCTGAACTTAGAAATGAGTCAACTACTAATAAGGTGTATGCTGTGCTAGAAATTAACGGACCCGTAAAGTCTGTTAAGGATGATAGATACGAGAGTTATGGTACTGCTATAGCGTCTGAAGACGGTAGTAAGGCTAAAATACATAGGTTAGATAATAGAGAGTTTTGGTACAACGTTGCTGAGGATCCTAAAACTAATGAGATTATTGGTGACGCTGAAAGAGTTAGTGGGTCAGGAAAAACAACCCTAACAAGGAATCAAATATTCCCCCCTACCGCTGGTGTTTCAACTACTCCATTAAAAATATCTAATGATATTAGGTTCCAAGCTCCTTCGTACGATATGGAGTATACACCTAACGCTCTGGTTTCCTTGAATATGCAAGACATAGATAAGGCTAACCCAACAGAATGGGTGAGTAGAATATCTAAAGGGGTTAAAGGATCTGCTAGAGATGTTGATACCATGGGATTACTAGAGGCTTTAACTTCTTACCAGAAGGAAGCTAAGGTTAAGAGTATACCTAAGGAGGTTGTAGCTCAGTTGATTGCTACTAACATGGCTGAGATTGAAACTAAGATTTTAGAGAATGATCCTGTAGTTAATTACGATGATTATTCTGTAGGTTATGATGGAGATACTTATGGTATTACAACGCTTGAGGGTCTTATCATAAACTCTGGAGTAGATGTTACAACAGACGTAGAGGAGTTAACTAGGGTTGAGAGGATGAATATTATAGACTACGCTCTAGATAGCGTCACAGTAGGTACTAGATACGCTGGGGTAACCCTTCCTGGAGGGGAGAACTATAGAGAGTTCCTTATTAGAGATAAATCTTCTGAGGAGATATTTACAGCACCTCACTACGATGAGTTTGGAGAGAATCTTATAGCGTCTGTTAGAGCTGACGATAGAGTTGGACCCAATGGGGAGAAAGTATTGTTTGTTCAAGAGATTCAGAGTGACTGGGTTCAAGGAACTAATAAGGGTGACTTTAAAACTAAGGACGAGATTAAGGAGCTAGAAAATAAAAGAACTTCTTTTTATAAAGAAGAGGCTAAAATAAACACAGAAAAAATAAAATTAGATGATTTAAAGAGTTCTAAAATCAATGAAGTAGCAGAAAGAACCTCTATAATTAATAAGCATGAAAAATTAAGGGTCGAGGGTAATGATGGCTCAATATCCAATGAAGAGTATAAAGATTTATATGTAGACACTAACTCAAGCGGTCTAACTATTATTGATGAGGTTATTAAGGAATATGAAGAAAAGAATATAGCTGATGTTAAACTCGTGCAAGGTATTCAAAATGATATTTACCGTTTAAATTCAGAGTTAACCTCTGCACATCTTGATGGGAAAGACGCTCAATATAATCTTGAAAAAATTACACCATATCTACCTTGGAATCAAACAGACCTATGGGTTGGACTAGCTATTAGGAAAGTTATCAATCAAGCTTCTAAAGAGGGATACGATCAGGTAGCATTTATTAATGGGGAGCAGTCTGATGTCGTACAGGGTCATAGTGGTGGTAGAACATCAGAGTTCTACGATAAAATAGTTCCTAAAAATATTAATAACGAACTTAAGAGGTTAGTTAAAGGGATGAAGTATGGTGTTGAAAATATAATAGATACTTCTAATAGACTACCAAATAAACATATATCTGAATCATTAGTTGACTTCTTAGAATCTAGAACCTATACAGAAACCATTGCAGATACTGAGATTCACACGTTTAACCTTAATACTTTAAACCCTTACAAACCCAAATTAAATGTTTTTAGCAGTGAAGATGGAAACACATATATAAGAACTGAGTTTACAGACCCTAATACTGGAGAGTTATTTGAAAAGACTTACAATAAATTTGACCAGTATGAGGATAGTTATGATAGCATTACCAGTACTGAAAAGATAAAAGATATGCCTATGGGTCCTTTTTACGATCTAGCAAGTATGGAGATATTTAAGTCTATTTACGGCAAGTTTCCTTCTATGAAAAAAGAATACCCTAACGCAGTAATTAACCTAACCCCTGAACTTAAGGCTGCCACTGATAAGGTTGGACCTTTAAGGTTCCAGAAACCTTTAGAGGAAGGAGAGACTAATGACTACACTGATGGTTCGTTTACTATAGGTTGGGATATATCTAAACTTTTACAGGACACTGACTACGCTGCAGGTACATACCTGTCTGGTCTTATTGATCAGAAATCGTTTAGTTCTAAAGAGAGACAACGTTACGATATAAGGTTAACTACCTTACTGACTAAACCTTTTGGTACTCACTCTGATAAAGAGGTTAAAGAGATTATGGCTAGGAGTAGAGGTTCTTTAAACGCAGAACTTTTAGAGGCTAACCTTATTAAGAGGAGATTAGAAAAAGCTAACAAAGAAGCTAACCTATCCCCTGAAGAGATAAACGACTTACTTCACAACCTTGACGATGTTAAGGCTATGGAGGATTCTGATATTAAGATGGCTCTACTAGAAATGCGAGCTCAGGTTGATAGACTTAGTAATACCTTAATAAGTGAAGGGTTAATAGATGGGCAGACTATGTTCTCTGTTGATGCTAACTTAGGGTTTTATATAACTAAATCTTACAAGAACTTTGAGGTTAAAGGGTGGAAACAGACTGATAATCTTATCATAAAGAAGGCTAAAGATTTCTTATATAAAGAAGCTAAGAAGGATAACCCAAAAGCTTCTGAAGATAAACTATTGAATATAGTTGATGAGTCCTTTAGAAAACTAACTGAAGATAAGGAGTTCTCTTACAATATGAAAGGGAATGGATCTTTAGATGGGTTGACTAGGGTAACTTCAATATTTAAACAAAAGAAAGTCATCCCTCAAGAGATTAAGGACTTATGGGGTGAGATTGATAACCCTCTATTTAATTACAATAATACCGTTAAGAAACTAGCTCAGACTGTATCCGCAGAGAGAATGTATAGAGATATACTTGAGATAGGTGAGGGTAGATTTATATCTGACACTTACAATAGAAACTCTACAACGAACGAGTTGAAGGGTGCTAAGTGGGGTGCTTTAGATGGTAAGTTTGTAGATAACGAGATGTTCTCTGTTATGAATCAAATGAACCCAGAAGGTGGTGAAGGATCATTCAGGTGGGCTTACGATTTCTATATGAACATGGTCTTATTCAATAAGAAAATGAAGACAGTATGGAATCCAGGTACTCACATTAAAAACATCGTAGGTAACACTGCGTTTGCTACAATGAATGGTCACCTAAACCCATTAAGTCCTAAAATGTATAAGGATGGTTGGACTTCCATAAAAACCGTTACAGGCATGAAGACTCCAGAACTTCAGGAGTTATACAAAAAGCTTACAGCTAAAGGAGTTGTTAGTTCATCTGCTTCATTAGAGGAGATTAGAGGGATAGCTAAAGATTTGTCTCAATCTGATTTTGACTTATCTATATACTTAGATGAGAAAAATGGTAAAGTTCAGAAGTTAGCAGCTAAAGCTAAAAGATATGTAGGTAAACCATATAAGTATCTTGACGGAAAATTCTCTAAAGCTTATCAAGCTGAGGATGATGTGTGGAAAATATTCGGTTACTTATCTGAGAAAGCTAGATACGTTAAGGCTGGATTAACTGAGAAAGAAGCTGATGACATGGCTGCTAGGAATATAATAAACTTATACCCTAACTACGCTGAGATACCTAGAGCAATCAGGGTTGTTGGTAGAAGCCCTCTTATTGGGTCTTTCGTAGCATTTCAGGCTGAGTCGTTCCGTAACTCTAAGAATGTAGTTATGTTAGGATTCCAAGAGATAGGTAGTAATAACCCTAAGATAAGAAAGATTGGAGCTACCAGAATTGCTGGTACTATAGCAACGATGGCTCTACTTGAAGGGTTGCAGTTATACACCTTACAATTTCTATCTGAAGCCCTTGGGTTATCTGGAGGAGACGAGGAAGAGTCTGAGCAAAGAAAGATACGTACACTAGTTGCTGACTGGGATAAGTCAGGTAGTTTAGGTTATGTTGATAGTGGATCTTTAGATAGTAAGACTAACGAGGATCAAATGGAGAACGATAAGTACTTCGACTACATAAACTTCTCTAGTATATCTGGTGTTGGTTACATTAAAGACATCATGAGGTTAGCCTTTGAAGATATAGAAACTCAGGCTGGTAAAGAGAGTTCGTTTAGAGTGATGGAACAAATATTTGCTCCATTTATAGGCGAAGAGATGACTCTTAGTGCTATGCAGGAAGCTTATACTAATCAAGGAGGTAAGGTCTACAACCGTACAGATGACAGTCTTACTAAGTTAAGTAAGATGGTTATGTTTGTTGGTGGTAAGATTAAGCCAGGGGTTGTAAGTTCAGGAATTAGGGTGTATAACTCTATGGATGAGGACTCAGATAGAGTTCCTTTATACGAGACTATGGCTTTATTTGGGTTAAGAATCAATAGAGGTAACGCTAATAAGAGTTTAGCTATAAATGCTAGAGCTGCTTATAACGACATGAGAGAGAGAGCTGACGATGGTATACTTAGGAGTAAATCATTACTTCAGAAGGAACTTTTAGTTAACCCTGACTTAGATAACGACCTATCTATAATTTCAGACTTGATGGCTGCTGCTAGGTTAAACAAGGTTGCAGGTGAGGATACTAGGACTATACTTAAGGGTATGGGAGTTAGTAGTATCGTTATTGATCTAGCCTACAATAGAATGGTTAAAAACTATACGCAAGACGTGTTAAGTGTTGATGCTAAATAAAGTGACTAATAGTTACTATATTAATTTAATAATCATTAGATTTACATCACTTCTAAACCAGTCATAGCGGTTTTTAGGTTTTTTGGTTTGTTTAGAGGAGGGGTGGTTCCCTCCTTTCTTTTTATAAAATATATATGGAATTAGGAATACAGTTTATACAGGGATTACTTTTAGGTTTAAGAACCTTTGAGGCAGACGAAGATATACCATACAACGAGGTCCAACTATTTGTCGGACCTATATGCTTTTATGTTATTTGGGATTAAGAGTCTAT